TCGACGTTCCACTCAACTACCAGGACGCTTGTTCCAACGCCTGCTGTATATCCGTTGGACTGGACATTGTTGAGACCTGTTGGATTAAGAGCGCTAAGTCTTTGCAGGAGACCATTAATGTTCTCGCCACCATCGTTCTGATCGCCGTTAATAAAGGAATCTACGACATCCTCGCCTAACTTGCGTATATGTGCCTCATCTTCCTGCTGGAGCTTTTCTTTTGGATTGGTGAGGGTATCGATCTCGTCCTCGTCGATCTCGCGTCTACGCTCCTGGAGCATGACGTCTTCGTAAACTACTTGTTTGTTCTGCTTTGAGGCTGTTACACCTTTATAAAATGTTCGCTTGGTACTCTTGACCATTCCTGTATCGCGAACAATCTTATGCTTCAAGCCCATGTTCGCTTCAATAAAAGGGACGTCCATGAAGAAATCGTCGACAAGCTCATTCATTACTCTGAATATAGGCAGGACTGTTTTACCATCTGCAGTCTCTTTCGCCCTGTCCAGCATAGTGTACTTAGTGTTGATATAAAATGTTGCCATAGTGGATAACTCCTAAAAAAATAAGTTTCAATTTATTTAATTTCGGGAGTTATCCGACTTTCGGCTTCCCTGACCCTATGCGGCGGTTTAGGCCGGTCTGCACTTTACAGACAAGGCATCAGTCCCCTTGCGGGGTTGTCTGAACTACTGGAGACTAAGTTATCCTTGCGGCCTCGGTCTCTTTCTTTATTAAATAGGTCTTCCGTTATCATCGTATTCATAGCTGGGAAAACCACTTTCTTTATTACCACCGCCAGCAGAATCACCGAGTACGGTTTTACCTTCCATAACAAACGGTGCGATCTCAGCTTCCAGCTTCCTGACTAGCGGATGATTGGTTATTCCATAGTTATCAAAGAGCTTCTTTATGTCTACGCCTACCTTAAGTTTCGCCAAAGCGGCATCAGTGCCTTTAATATATTTATCGTAGTTCTCTTTGTGTTCGGCCTTCATTGCATCTTCATCGGCCTTTATAAGCTCCAGCCCCTTATCTTCCAGAGCCTTGAATTGACTCGTCATTGTGGCTGTTACCTTATCCCATATCCTTGCTAAAAGTGCTGGTGGCGCACCCGCTGCTAAAGCTTCTTCTTTGACCACCGCAGCAATACCGGTAAAGCTTTCCTTGTCGTCACCGTCCGGAATGGTTAGCTTGTATCCGTCCGCCTTTTCAGGGACACCCATGGCCTCTCGGTATACCTTGACCTGCTCCGGTGTTGATTCAGCGTTCGGGATTGCTACCATGCCCTTGGTTTTTTCAGCAAAGGCCGCCTCGCCCTTACTGATGGTTCTCTGTGCGTTAGCATAGTTGTTCACCATTGTCTTGAAATCTTTTACTTCATCAAACATCTTAGTCGGTTCGTGCTTTGTGTATGGATCATTGTAGTAGTTATCGCCAAGCATGTCCGGCAACTGTGTTTTGAAATCATCTGTAAACTGTCCTTCTTCATTAATAAATTCTGGCATAATCATTTTACCCTTTCTTCTTGTAAAAACTTATCAAATCTTTTTTTGGCATCTTCAACAGTTTCACCTTCAAAGATGGATAATTCTTTGACATATTTTGCGACGCGGGCGTCATCCTTAATCTGTTCAGGTGTACTCATTTTTATTTACCCTTTCGTAATAGTTTCCTCATTAATTTCAATAGCCTCGTTGGCCTTGTTTCTTCTTTCTTACCATAAATGGTTATCAGCAGGAGCTTTGCATAATTACATAAAGCCTGTTGCTCCGGTGTCTCGCAAGGTCGCATCCAGTAAAGGTCCCACAACATATCCGCTAAAACCACCTTCCCGAATTCCGATGTGAAGACGGAAAGATATACCCTGCTTCTTTCATCTTCATTAACACTTTCATCTTCAATTGGGTCAAGAGCTTCTAACATTTAGACTTTCCTTGTAATTTAGCGGCCATTCACCTTCGCCAAGCTTTTTCAGGGCTTTTTGTCTGGCTTCTTCCTCTTCAGCCATTCGCTTAGCCGCTTCCTGAGCTGCCGCGTATCTGTGCGGATCTTCTCTTATAACAGCGGCCTCTGCTATTTGCCTGGCATCTGATTCAGCCTGCCATTTTTTATCTTCTTCCGCCATAGATAACATCTTAACCTACTTTCTGGCCGCTTCTAGTGCGGTAATACGCGCCTCGTGATCCTGGATCGTGCTGAGACCCAAGCGTACTTCCTTGACCTCAATTGGCTTTGATCTCTCTGGCGGCACTTGAGTTGGAACCTCTTCCTTTACGACTTGCTTTGCTTCCAACAACTCGACAAGCTCTTTGTAGCTTTGCTTTGAGTCATAACCAACTGCCAGGGAGTCCAGCTCTCTCATAATTTGCTCTTTTGACTTTGCCATTTTCTTTCTACCTTTCTAAAATTAAGTTTTATTAACCTTATGCCGTTGCCATTGCTCCTAAGATGGAATCCTTATCAATCTTACCGCCAAGCTTCGGGATCATACCAGCGGTCTTTTCAGCCAACTCAGCCTGGGCCAACTGTTCCTGCTGCTGTGCTGCTATAGCTTTGATCTCTATGACTTCTTCGCGAGATAAGATTATATCTTCGGGAGCATTGCCGGACTTTAATATCTTACGCATCAGTTCGTCGCCCTCAACTACTACCCCAGCTGATTCATCTATGGATAAAACAGCCTGGATATTGCCGATTGTATTGAGCAAGCTGCCTGTCTCGTAATATTGCTTCAACAGCTGTGCCAGAGGTCCGATGTACTGAATATCTATGCGTGTGCTGCCTTGTTCATCTAATATTTCCTGTGGAACTTCCGGCGCTCGCTTCGCTTCACGCTCAATTTCGTAAACTCTGTCAAGCTCAACATCGGTTGTTGTGCCGAGCGTTCCAAGAAACGGAGCCATTAAAACTACACGCTCTGCCTGAGCGCTTCTGATGTGCTCGATATTCTTATACCCCTGAGAGCCTGCCATATTCAAGGCAAGGAATAAACTGACTCCAAATCGCTCGTTTACCATAGCCTGCCACTTCTCATGGTTGTTCTCACCAAAAGGATACCCGCTACTGTCGCTCAGCTTTGCAATCAGATCACCCATTTTAAGGCCCTGCATCTCTCTGTGACCAATAAACGTTTTCCCCCCTGCTCCGGTGCGTATTTTATGCTTTAACGAAGCTGGGAGCAACCAGGCGGGCCTAACGGCCAACTGTGAAGCTATCAGTGTATCTTTACCCATGAGATTAGCTGTTAATATCTCAAGGAACATCTGGCTGACTATACCACGGCCATATGGCTCATGGCTCGGCCTGTTCAAGCTCCAGGGGATAGGATTCAAGGTTGTTGATCCGGTCTCCATGACGATCTTCTTGTAAGTTACGTTATCGTAGTAGTGCTGCCACTTCATATTTTTTACACCGCTTTGGGTTGGATCGAAATCCTTGTTCTTGTAGACTGCATGGATTATTTCGGTCGCCTGGTCGGGCTTGGTCTTTATTGTTTCTTTTTGGCTCTCACTTAAACTACCTTCCCCGAACTCATCCTTGATCTGCGCAAGGGTCTTTGAAAATCTATGGTGAATGGCTACTACTCTGCCCCAGAAGTCTCTCCGAATCCTGAATTCTCTTGGATGAGGTGTCAACATCATCTGTTTGCCAGTCTCGTCGTCTTCCTCAATGTACATGAAAGAGTCACCAATAACACCAGCATCGCCAATGTTCACCAGCTTTTGCTCATAATAATTGCTTGCGTGCAGCGTAAATCTCAAATGCTCATCTGTTTCCTGGAGCCATTTAGTGACGTTCTTGCTGTCTCTGAACTTACGGCCAGCCATCTGTTCGGCAAACCAGTTGATTTCTTTCGGCATGTAATGGCCCATGATACCGTTCTGCCAGATACTGCGGGCCTGGATAGCGGTTGGATCGTATATCTTCCGGCCTCTACCTAACTTCTTTCTGGCATTATCGTCGAACGTCGCATACCAGTCCATAACATCTCCGCGGTCCGGGTATGATACTTGGACGGCTAGCTCTTTGAGCTGAACACAGTCCTTGTAATCTGCATCCATCCGCGTCTGCTCGTCAGTTATGTTCTTATGGGTTATTGATAATGCCATTTATCCAGCTCCTAACGTCTGCCTTTTTATATTAGCTTCACCGGTTACTTGGTTAAGTTGAGTCGCCCGCCTTCGCTTTGCCAAGTCTCTCCTGACGGTATCATCCGCTATATTAGTCTGCAGAACCTTCTCAATAGGTTTCACTTGTTCTAATTCTGGCTTCTTGGGCTTTCCGCCGAATAATGAATTAGTCATAATTTGCCCTTCTATAAATTTCTTAAAGATAACGGCTCATAGTCTTCATCATCGCTATAATCTTCATCATATTTCTTTATCGGCCCTTTAAAGCCGAGGACTTCACCGCCAATTTCCTCGTAATTATATGCCATACCTAAATGGCGGTAAGCATCCATGAGATGTCGGTGCCATGTTTTAGCCGGTGAATCGTGATAAACAGTCTCATCATCGGTGCTTAAAGCCATATTCTTTTTCTTTCCGTAGCCAGCTGCGGCCTTCAAGAATGTAACACAATCCTCGTTTATTTCAAGCTGGCTCCATAGATTACGACCTGCTTCGATACCATCGTCAAACGAATGATCCAGGATCGATGTCATGTCATAGCCTAGTTCTGCGGACAGATCCATCGTTGTCTTTCCGGTCTGGAACCTGCCTGATGTCCCTCTCTTCATTTCAGGGCCTACATAGTGACCGCCATAGATATAGGGCTTTGATTGTAATACCTTAGCCCAATTGGGTAGCCCCAAGCCCTCATTATCCCAGTACTCATCGATGATCCGCACGCTCTTCTTCAGGAACTGCACGAAGATCACCCCTGTATACATATCTCCGGTGTCGTTGAATGTGTAGACTTTCTGGGTTTCCTCCCACTTGTAAGGTCCTACTCGGTTATCCTTGCGGGCTTTTGCCAGATGACGCCCGTAATAAGTCCCCTCTTTGAATGTCGGAAATAGGCCCTTGACGCGAATCCTTGTGTTGTCTCCGTTTTCGCCATATTTAGCAATTATCCGTTCTGCGTAATCCCTGCCAGCAAGGCCCGGGATTATTGTTTTACCTGCTTTGTAATTCGGTGTATCAAAGACGCTGATCGTTATGACATTGAATCCTTGATCGCTGATATACGCCTCAGATCCCTCCTGTTTGTTAATATCGGAGGAGTAACAAGCCTTTGCAAACTCGCTTTCCGGGTCAGTCGGGTTGCCAATGGCTAACATCTTGCAGTTCTTATCAATTATCAAACCTTCCATCACAGTACGCCAAATCTGCGGCATTATCCCACAAGCCTCATCCAGTAAAGCCAAAAGATATTTATTATGCCAGCCCTGCATCTTCGTCGCGTGCTCGGTAGCCGAGTCCGGTGAAGTGCTGAAACCGATTGCAAAATTCTTCTCCCATTGCTCTTTTTGATCCGGGGGCAGCGATTCAAGAATATCCGCCGATGGCTTAACATCCCATTGAAGCGTTGTCATTTTACCGCCCAATGGGACTTTTGCACCCGCGTAAGCTGCGTGTATCTCTCTCCATAGCTGATTTCTCACCTGGTTGTCACTGGGGGCCGTCGTAATGACCGTAGATGGCTGAAAGCACGTCTTGAACCACGGAACTATTCTGCCTGATCCAAACGTTTTTGACACGCTGTGGGAGGCCCTGACGCATGTTAGCTGATTATCCCGGACAGACTCCACTACTTCAACCATTTTAGACCAGATAAACTTTTTCGGCATACCCAGGATATCATGGTAGAATCCTACGGGATCTTTCCTATATCCAAGGGTGAGCTTAACTATTTCCTCCATTTGCTGATCAGCCGTTATCTTTGCCATTCAGACTACTCCTTGCAATCATTAGTGCATAGATATCTGTAAGGCTTTGTGCGGCCTCGGCCTCGATATAGGCCATGTCAGGTACGAGCTTCTTGAGTATTGCTATCAATACCTGATCACACTCAAAGGCTCTCTCGAAGGCGTGTTTGTATAATGATTTCTTTTTGGATTTCTCAACTTCAAACTTCGCCTCCATCATCAGATCGCGTTCTTTTGTCCCTTTGGGCCTACCGTTTGGATTGCCACGCGACCCTTTTATGAATTGACCAGTTTTCGACCTTAGCGTTGTTGTTTTAGC